CTACAAATTATTCAGTAGATTTTCAATATAAAAGTGATTCATTAGGTACTGGAGCAGGTTGGTTTGATTTAACTGCGGTAGGATCTGCATATATTACAATAGAAAATAAAACAACAACTGGATTAAGAATACAATTCAATGATATATTTAGTGCTGGTCCTATTACTTCAGATCTTGTTGGTTACATCCAAGCTATAGCACTCGGAGAAACTAGTGTACCTGGTCAAGACGGATCTTCAGGAACATCAGGTACTTCAGGAACTAGTGGAGTTAATGGATTAGGTCTTTCTGCAAGAAATTATCACTGGAAAGGATCTGCATTTACTGGTCCAGTAACAGTATATGGAGATTCTTATTATGATGTTGTATTTGCAATTCCATTTGCTAATACAAATTATTCTGTAGAAGTTCAGCGTACTGGTATAGTTAATCCAAACGATCAATTATTTGATTCTTCTGATGGATTATCTAATAATGGAGTTAAAATACAAAATAAAACTGCTAACGGATATAGGGTTTATGTAGGTGATTATAATATAAATAATGTTTATCCTGATAGTGATTGGTGGTCTCAAGCAATAGCATACGGGGAAACAGGGTTACCTGGATCTAGTGGTACTTCAGGAACCAGCGGAATTAATGGCTCTTCAGGTAGTTCAGGAAATTCAGGAAGTAATGGTAGTTCGGGATCTAGCGGATCATCTGGAGCTAGTGGTAGTTCAGGAAGCAGTGGTAGTTCAGGATCTAGTGGTAGTTCAGGAAATTCTGGTACTTCAGGTACCTCGGGAACCAGTGGAACATCAGGAATTAGCGGAGCTACTGGAGCTACTGGAGCTGGAGGATTAACACCAGTTGGTTTAACAGGAAACTATACGCTAACAGCTTCTGATTCAGGTAAATTCTTTGTTGCAGATTCAACTTATAGATTAACAGTAACTGTACCAGCAGATTCTGTTGCTAATTTACCACTTGGATCCAGTTTATACATTGCTAGAGATGGATATTCTTCAGTTCAAGTCGCAGCTGGTGGAACAGCAGTAACATTAAACTCTGCTAATAATTATACGGTACTTGCTTCAGATTTTTCAGTAGCAAATCTAGTTAAAGCAAGCGCTAACACTTGGTATCTTTCAGGAGATCTAACTTCGGGTGGAGCTACTGGAGCTACTGCACCAAGTGGATTTGATCCGGATGCTCAAGCATTCTTAACTGTTACAGGGATTACTGATCCTACTATTGAAACAGCAATTAACACTTTAGTAGTTGATCTTAAAGCAGCTAGTTTATGGAGCAAATTCTATGCAATTTGGCCGATGGTTGGAGGAACATCTACAACAACTAAATATAACTTAGTTGATCCACAAGACACTGATGCAGCATATAGAATGAGTTGGAATGGAGGATGGACATTTGGTGCTTCAGGGGCTAAAGGTAATGCTTCTAATACTTACGGAAATACTCATTTTGTACAGGCTACAGATTTTACAAATCCGCAAATAGTATCAATGGGCCATTATAGCTTAGCTAATACTACTGAGGTTCAAGCTTACTATAATTCAGGACTTTTTAACAGACCTGGATTTTCTACAGCTTGGCAGTACTTTAATGATTTAGGTTTATCCACTAATATTGGAGTTTTTGATCCATATGGAGAATCTTATAGAGTTGGCGTATACACTGCAGTTAATTCACAAGGTCTTAACTGGGTTGATAAAGAATCTGCTAGCTCTAATAAGATTTATATGGATAGTTCATTAACTGCATCTAATACAGCAAATACAACAGGAGCTCAAATTGGTACTTATCCTTTATATTTATTTGCAGCTAATGAATTTGAATATAACGGAAATCCTAATGGTGCTTTCTTCTCTGGTAACATTTGCGCATTTGCTTACATATCAGATTCTATTGGCAGTGCCAACGCATCTACATTCTACACAATAGTTCAAGATTTCCAAACAGCTTTAGGCAGACAAGTTTAAAATATAAAACAATATGAAAGTAAAATTATTAACATTAGAACAAAAAGACCTATTAGTAGGTGCTGAAATAACAGATAGTTTGTTTGCTAATCCATTTTTAGATGCTAATGGAAATCACATATTGTCTCTTGAAGAGGCTGCTGATGCTACAGATCCAGCCTATCTTTGGATTAAAGAACTTCCTGAAATAGATTACGTACCTATTCCTGTAGTGTTTCCAGGATTTAATGTCAACTAATCAATAAAACATACTTAATAACATGGCAGAGTACAAATTTAATACAGTAGGGCAGGACAACCAGACAAACATGGTACCAAACCCAACAATACCACTAATCTTTAAGGTTAGAGGTTATCCTTGGGAATCTTACGGAACTGGTAACGACTACCCTTCTTTTATTACAGAACTTTATGCGAAGTCTGCTATTAATCGTAGAGCGCTACAAGCTAAGATCTTAGGTGTATTTGGCGAAGGTTTAAGAACTATTGATCCTAATATGGATTACGTACTTGGTCGTGCAAATGACGGAGACGGCGGCCCACCAGAATCTTGGAACGATGTATTTGAAAAGATAGTTACAGATTATGAAATATACGGTGGATTTGCTTGTAATGTTATATGGAATGCAACCGGCGATAGAATACACAGTTTCTATCACATACCATTTTCGGCTATTAGATCTGGTGAGATCGATCCTAAGACAGATAAAGTTGAAAGCTATTACTACTCTTCTAACTGGAACAACTTCAGAAAGTTTAGACCAATAGAGTACAAAGCATTCGATCCTGGATGTGCTGCTGAATACCCATGTCAAATGATGTACTTCTTTGACTATAATCCTCAATCCCAGTATTATCCTATCCCAAGCTATTCAGGCTCGTTACAGGACATTACAATCGACATAGAGGTGAGTAATTTCCACTTAAGCAATCTAGCAAATGGACTTAACCCAAGTCTTTTTATCAGCTTCAAGAACGGTACACCATCTATCGAGAACCAAAAGCAGATTTACGATTCGTTAACTGCTAACTTTGCTGGAACTTCTAACACTGGTAGATTCTTCTGTTCGTTCTCGGACGGGCCAGATCAAGCACCAGATGTAACTCCAATCACATCAGCAAATGATAACTACTACGTTCAATTAGAGGAACGTATTACTACAAGGATTCTAACAGGACATGGTATTACATCTCCGCTATTATTGGGTCTTTACCATCAAGGTGGATCAGGACTAGGTAGTAATAAAGAGGAAATTGAGGTTTCTTACGAATCGTTTAAGAATACTATTCTTAGACCAGATATTAAAGCGTTGTTAAAGCCAATGGACAAACTTATGTTCTACCATGGTTACAATACAAAACTTTATGTAGAACCACTTAAATTATTTCCTTTACCTGAAGGCGAAGTAGACAATTCAGTAGAAACAGCAATAGTTTAATTTTTTTATAACGAGATAAGGACTTATATTTACGCCATGGAAATTTGGAAAGACATAAAAGATTACGAGGGTAAATACCAGGTAAGCAATTTGGGTAAGGTTAAAAGTCTGAATTATTTAAGTTCGGGTAAAGTAAAAATATTAACAACATTTAATACTTTAGGTTACGATTATATTAGGCTTAGTAAGAATGGTAAAAATAAAAACTTTTCAATCCATAGATTGGTTTACCAAGCATTTAAAGGGGAATTAATAGATGGATTAGTTATAGATCATATTTCAGGTATTAGAAATCAAAACAGTCCTGAAAATTTACAACAAATATCACAAAGAGCAAATACAAGTAGGGGTAAGAATTGTGAGAATAGATCTTCTAAGTATGTTGGGGTAGGATGGCATAAGCCAAGGAATAAATGGAGAGCAATGATAAGAATAAATGGGCAAAAACAAAGTTTAGGTTCATTTAAAACAGAATTAGAAGCTCATGAAGCTTACCAAAACAAATTAAAAAATATATAAATCATGGCACAACAAGTAATTTTTGTTTCGGAAGAGCGTCTAAAAAGCTATACTTCACTAAATACCAACCTATCCCCAGAAGATCTACAGCCGTATGTGTTTGACGCACAGAACATCATGATGCCACATTTTTTAGGCGGCAGTTATTATAATGCACTAAGGGATCGTGTAGCTGCAGGAACTTTAACTGCTGCTGATGAGGATCTACTAAACACATTCATTGGTCCTTACCTTTGCAACTACGCATTCTACATGGCGTTACCATTTGTATGGGCAAGATCATACAACAAGGGCGTAATGAAAGCCACTTCTGAATCTGGAACTAGTTTAGAACTAGACGAGTTTAAATTCTTACAGTCACAGATTAAGTCTATCGCTGAAAGTTATGCAGGACAAATGGTTAACCACCTTATAACTCACCCACAAGAATTTCCGTTATACAATCAAGCTAGAATACGCGATGGAGAATTACCTGATCGTAGTTCACCATTCACAGCTAACATCGTGGTACCAGGAATGGGATACGGTAATGGCAACAGAAGACGTGCAGGATATTATGGTAATGACTGGGGCGGACTTTATAATGGATTAGATTGTTACAACTTACCTGGTACTTAATATGAAAGAAAAGGCTAAATCTCCTAAAGATAAATCTATGGACATTAAGTTATCCAAGGTTTACAAATCAACTGAGCTTAACGAAATTAAGCTTAAGACCTATATAGCTACTGTTAAACCTTCTAAATCTTAATCCTTTGGTATTTGAATCGCTATTCCAATGCACCTATCCAGTACCTACTTACCCAGTAGAATTTAAAACCCATCCTACTATTCCCGAACTAGAAGCAAGTTATTGTGGTGTTGTTAGGTGTAAGGGTGATGATGATCTTGTGCACAACTACACTAAAAAAGGTACAGCACATATAGTTTTGGAATGCTGGAGTGGACAAGAACTTAAACCTTTTACCAATATTAGGTTTAAGAATCTAAATCCGTATGATACATCTTACGAAAATATAGAAATATTAGTTCTCCATTGTCCAGAAAGAATTGCAAACGAAAAGAAATTTTTAGAAAATACTGTAGAGCAAATGCTTATCAGAGAAGAATTATTTGGACATAAGCGAGATATGGAACAGTACTTTACCCAATTAGGTATAGCCCAACGCTACATTAAAGCATGGCAAAAGGTTAGCCCACAATATAAATCGAAACAATTTAAGAGCGAAATGGTATAAACTATGTTCGTTATTCCAATTTTGTATTTTAATTTAATTAAAATGAACAAAGACTAAAGACCTAGGTAACTAGGTCTTTTTTTATGTGCGCCGAAACTTTTGTATCTTCTGACGATATATATTATTATTAAAATATATTATTATGAAAGAACTAAACGAAGAATTTATCCAATTAGTAGATAGCGACTATGCTATCAATGAACTAGGGATAGTTAAAAATCTAAAGACAGGTAACATAATCCATCCTTTCCTAATCTCGCAGTACCCGGCGGTTAACATTTCAGTAGCGGGAAAAAGAAAAACCGTGTATGTACATCATATTATGGCCTTTGTGTTTTTAGATTATGTAGCAAAGCGTGGGCTAATTAGCATAAACCATATCAATGCACAAAAAACTTGCAATAGATTAGATAACTTAGAAATAATAACACATAGACGTAATAGTGCTCTTACCTATATTAATAAGAAGCGTGAACTTCCAACTGGAGTTGTACAAACTACAGTGGGTAGAAGGCGCTTTAAATGTCAAATATCTTATCTTGGGATCAATCGCTACCTCGGGTGCTATATGACTGCACAAGAAGCACATGATGTTTATATGGCAGCATCAGATGCTATTGTTAAAACCGGGCATTTACCTGAATACTTTTTAACAAGGGAGCGATATCAAAGATTTAAAAAACCTGAATAATATTTTTTATTCCCGTGATTTGATATTACCTTTGGAATATGGACGATAAATTAAAAAAGGAAGAAGAAGCACATATAAGACTTCTACTATCTTCCAAACCTAAACCTGATGAAGAACCAACTAAAAAGTGGATCGACGAACAGGTTAGATTATTATTTAAAAAATACAGAACAGCAAAAAAATTATTTTAACAATGAGCGGATGGATTAAATTACATAGATCTATGTTTGATTGGGAATGGTATACAGATCTTTCAGTTTGTAAACTGTTTTTGCATTTACTAATGGATGCAAATCACGAAGATAATAGTTATCAAGGGATAGAAATTAAGAGAGGTTGTTTGATCACAGGAAGGAAGAAATTAAGTGTAGAAACCGGTCTTACAGAGAACCAAATACGGCTTGCATTAAAGAAGTTAGAATCAACCAACGAAATAACCATCAAATCTAGTACACAAGGTACTCATATACAAATACTTAAGTATAATGATTATCAAAATAATGATTCTAAACAACCAACAGAACAACCAACAGAACAACCAACAGAACAACCACTCTATAAGAAACTAAGAAATAAAGAAGTTAAAGAAGCAGCAAGTGCGGCTGCTCACGAAATGAATTTTACAGATCAGAAGAATCAAGTTGAATCCTTTAGAGACGGAACAACTGATCGTTGGTATGAATTTACTTCTATCTGGATTACGACAGAGGATCCTGCTATCCTAAACAAGAATACTAAAAAGAAGTATTGGGACAAGTTAACTACAGAGATACAAGAGAGTCTAATTAAGATGGTTAAGAATTTAGGTTCTGATATGCAGTACCTAAAAACTGTTTGGATTTCAGAATGTTTTAAGAATAAGGGAATGAATTCAATCTATCTGAAAGAAAAGATAGCCTATCAAAAATCTAAATTAAATAATAAAATCGATAAAGCAAACAAAGACACAACACATAACTTTAGTGGACACTATGAATAAGATAAAAATAAATCAGAATGATCTAAAGTCTTTCTTGGAAGAAAGAACTTCAGATAAAGGTATTCTCTTAATGGGCAATACAGGAGTTGGTAAAACTTGGGCAATAGAAAAATTCTATTTACCTTTAAAAAAGAAAGGCCACGAGGTACAAACAATAGATCTTTTTAAAGAAGCTAATAAGATAGGACCTGATTTCGTTAAAGATTATTTATATCATGATATGTTTATTGACGATCTTGGGTTTGAACCTAAATTGGCAAACCATTTCGGTACTGTATTTTGTCCAATAGAGTTATTGATTCAAGAAAGATATAAACTTTTTCCGCAGTACAAAACACACTTCACAACAAATCTAAATATGAAAGAAGATAAAGACGGAGAGATATTAAGTAAATATGGGCCACGTACATTTTCCCGCATAAAGGGTATGTGTGATTTAGTTATAGTTGAAGGTAACGATTTAAGAAACATATAAGATGAGTTATAAAATCCTAAAGGTCTACGACCATGTGCTACAAGACAGAAGACTTCTAACACTAAGAGAGAAGTATTTAATTTCCTATATCTGGAGTTGGCAAGAACAGGATCGCTGTTGTTTTGCCAGTGACGAGTTTTTAGCTTCGCTATTGTGTTGTGATCACCCAACTCTATATAAACTATTAACTGACCTACGAAGTCGTCGTATACTTAAAATAAACCATAGTAGCGGACAAGCAAGAATGATAGCAATCATAGTCGGTAACGAAACCCCAGGATGTCCCGAAGATTTCGACATATTTTCTAATACAGAATTCTAATGGCAATAGCATCAATAGAAAAAAGAAAGAGGTTTACCCAAAACCAGATACCTGCGGTTGCGGATATCGTGAAGCATTACAAATCGATTGGGTATAAAGTAACAGATGGTAACGAAACAGTCATAATATCAGAACCTGGTAGTACATTCAGGATCTTTATTTCTAGAGTGTCCCACGTGATTCAGATGTACTACTTGGGAGAACCAGACTCAACCACAGAATTTTACACCAAGAATATAGATTCCGCCGCCGAGATAGTAGAAGAAGAGAGTAAGTTCAAGAAGATGTTCGGTTAAAAAAGGAGATTTACGACTAGAGATATATAAGCCGAACATAACTTTATATCTTGAACGTAAACGATTGGACCAACCAGAATTATAGTAGCCTACTAACAGCTGCTAAGAATATAAGTTATAATGACGAGTTGTCAACGGAATTGCTCCACTATAGTCTGGAGCAATTGTTGTTTAAGCCCAATGTTGAAGAGATCATTAATTCTGGTGGTGCCCAGTTCTACATTGTACGGATCATGCTAAACCAATGGAGATCCACAACATCACCCTTCTATAAGATCTACCGTAAGGATGTATGTCAAATTGACTTAGATTCATACTTATCTAAAAATGATGTTGCAGATGAGGTTACCGAGCACACCGAACAAATCGACATTACAGCAAATGAAATTCGAAGGGAATTATCTAATT